TACCTGTATTTAATGCTTTTATTCTGTCTGTTAAAGCTTTCATTTCTTGTAATTCTAATGCCTTAGATGCAAGCATACCTTTTTTCTGACCAACTGCAAATTTTGCAAGAGGAGATTTAGCTTGAGTAATTGGAGTGTAACTTCCTGCTTCTATTATTGTTTCTAATCCTGATAAAAAATTTCTTCTTTTAGAATCATCACTATATACCTCATCTAATTTTTTAGATGTTGTATCAGCTAATGAGTTAAATGCATTTCCTACTGTTGCAAAGAAACCTTTTTTTTCTTCATTATCATCTTTTCTATCACTATCAACTTTTTTATTTTCGTTTTCTAGTGCATCACCAGTTACTTCAACTTCTACTTTATCTAAATCTTCTGCTGCCATTAGTTAAAGAACCCTCCTAAAGCTTGACCAGCACCTGCTATTTGCATTAAAGGACTAGGTGCACCTACTGGAGTTCCTACAAAACCTGATCTTTCTTCTCCATAAGTTCTTATAGGAGCACCAGCTAAAGAACCTATCATTTGTCTAACTTGTCCCGCTGGATATTCTCTTTCTTCTATAAAATCTCTAAAGTTTTCTGCTAGTTGAGCTTGCTCTATACCTCTCGCTGTTGCACCGAATTGACCTAATCCTGCTGCAGCACCAGCAAGTCCTGAAAGTTGTGCTTGTGCAGCTTGTAATTGTGCTGCTCTATCAGCAGCAAATCTTTGTGCACCTGATTCAAAACCTGCTTGACGTAATCTTCCCGATACATCAGCAACTTGATCTTGAAATCTTTCTCTTGATAAAGCTCTTTCAACACCTTCTCTTGTTCCTCCAAAAGCTCCTGCTCCTACAGCTCTTGCAGATAAAGCTCTATCTCCCATATTATATGCCTCTCCTAAATCTGATATTGTAGATTGAATTACTGCATTCGTATATGGATTCATATAATCTTGCATAGTTTGTGTATCAAAAGTTTGTGCACCTATTTGTGCTAATTGACCTGCTTGAGGTAAAATTTGTGTACCAAATACATTTGCCACTTGTTGTTCTTGTGGAGATAATTGAGCTATACGTTGTCCTTGAAATCCAACATAAGGTCTATTAAAAACATTCTCTGCTGTTCTTAAAGTTCTTTCTTGTATTTCTTTAAAATACTCTGGTATTTGCGAAGTCACTGTCTGTTGAGACGGTGCTTGAATAACTGTTGTTTTTGGTTTAAAAAGACTACCCATTGATTATATAAGTTCCTCCGATATTTTTATAACCTAATTTTAAAAAAGCATTATGTTTTCTAAAAACATCTTTTCCTTGCATAACCTCTAATATTGTAGTAAGATTATGTTTTTTTGCATACTCTTTTAAAACCAACATTATTGCACGAAAAGCTGTATAACTTCTATGCTTAGGATGTACATGTAACCATAGTGTTCTTAAAAATTTTTTGTCACTATACCAAGTATCATCTATTGTTGCAGCTAAAGTTCCTACAATAATATTTTCTTTTTCTAGTACTATAACAAAATTATGTTTAATGTAAAATACTATGTTTTCTAGTATTTTAGTATTATTTATGTTACCAAAGTTAAATGGTGCTTCATGTAGCCACGTTCTAAGACATTCTCGTATCTTAACAGCATCACTTATTTTAGCTTGTCTAATGTGATATTTATCTCTTTCCATCAGCTTTAATGTTAATTCTTATAGTTCCAAATCTCCAATTATCACCTACATCTTCGTTTTCTATTCTTAAACTAGATTGTCTACCACGAATCCTTGTATTATAAAACCTAGTTGTGTTGTTTACTGTAACAGCCTCTCCAGTTGTTCTTGTATCATTAGGATAATCTCTTGTTTTTAATGTAATTACTGCATTACCTTCCATGTTTTGAAAATCTGGTACTACTTTATTAATAAAACTAAATTCTTCTCCGTCTGCTATATCTCCATCACCAGATTGTATAAAAGCTTGTAAAGCAGTACCATCAGCATCTACACCTGATTCATGTCTATAAATAAGACTTCTACCCTGTGTTAAACCATTGATTTGAACATAAGTATTGGCTGTAGAATTTGCAAAATACTCTGATCCTAATGGATTTAGCTCTACACCATTATCTTGATATGTACTTCTTGAAAGATTACCGAAGTACCAACTTTGTTCTAAATAATTATAGATTACATATCTATCAATTTGATCAGAATTGTTAGAACAATAATACCATATGATTTCTGAAAAATTAGAAGTTTGTCCTGCATAAACTTGAGCATATTGTGTTTTATTTATATCATTAAATACATAATTCAATACACTACAAGGTATCTCTTGCACTGCACCTGCATATCTAAAAAATTGTCCATCTGACATCCAATATGCAATATCATCTACAACTATTGCAGCATTTAAACCGACAGATCCACAATCATTACCTAATTGCCTAAAACCAAAAATAAAAGGTGGACCTACAAATGACATAGAGTGCATATCTGTATCTGTCCATATTAATATTGTACCTTTTGCAGGTTTAGCACATCTAATTTCGCTTCCACCACCTAATCTTTGTGATCCAGCAGAGTTCGTTGCATTAGCTGTAAACTGTTCAAAATTTTCTTGATCACTGAATCTAATAAACATTTTATCTTGACTCGAAGGTGTACCAATAGTGGTTTCTGTTCCCATTAAAATTAAATGTCTTGTTTCAGTTGATATTACATTTAAAGTACTTGCTGTTGGAACATTAGCTATTTCTGTTGCTCTATTATCAGATAATCCAGATGACGTATCAAAATAATATGTGCTACCATCTCTTTGTGTAATTATTAAATCTTCTCCCCAATTATTAATAGACCATTGTCTTAAATCTAGAGTTACATTAGATGTAGTTCTTGGTGTATTCCATGTAAGAGCATTCCAAGTTCCTGTACCCCAACCAAATCCAAAAGTTTGTTTATCTGGTCCTATTGATAATTGATATTCTGCTGTACAATTAGCAGTTGTGGTTACATTAGCAGAAGCTGTAACATTACTTGTAACAACATAAGCATCAGCATTAGTTATAGATGTAATTTCATATTCTGCATCTATACTCGTATTTGCAATACCTCCAACATTGGCTACAGAACAATTAGAAATAGTTACAAAATCTCCAACAGCTGCACCATGAGCTGCATGATTTATTGTTAAATTTGCAGAACCTGTAGTGGTATCGAAAACTGATGTTAGAGTATTAGATTGTCTTAAAGGTGTTATATCAGCAGACTGACCTTGTCGATAAGCATAAACTTTTCTATCTGTTCCTAAAGCTTCATATCTAGAACCAGAGTTATCAAACCATTGCTCTAAAGCTCTTCCAACACCGACATAAAAATCAGTACTAAATTTTGTCCAACCGCCTATTTTTTGTGGTAAACCTTTTCTAAATCTTACTTTATCACAATTAGACCATCTTCCTTCAGCACCGGTTTCTGTATTCTCGGTATCTATTCCTGGTAAAAAATTTAGTTGAGTTAAAGGCATAATAACAAAAATTATATATTAAATATTATAATTTTCTAGTTTTTTGTGTTACGTTAGATGACCTTATTTTATTACAATCTAATCATTTATATAGATATTCTTAAAAAACATAATTAGCTGCAATACAAATTCTCTCTTCATCTGATTCAAAAGGATATACAAAATGTGTTAAATTAGATGGAAAAATAATAAAATCATTTTCTTCTGGTTTAATTATAACTCTATCTATATTATGTTTTCTCTTTTCTCCATACTTAAATATTATTGCACCTGGACCTGCAAACTTTTCTTTAAAATCTATATGACCATCTATGGTATTAACTTTTAAATATAATACAGAACTAAAATCAGCTTCATGGTCATGCATCGGTACAAACTCTCCTTTTTTCATAAAATTAATCCAACAGTGTGTTAATTTAAATTGTGGTTTTTCTTTTATATTATACCAAGAACAATAATTATCTAAAAAAGACGAAAAATAATTTTTTAATGTTTTAGTAAAAACTATTGGATCAAATGGATATTCTTCTTTAACAGTATTAGCTAATTCTTTTACATAATTAGAATTATTTTTAATTACAGAATTTAAAAGAGTTTTATTTTCTTCATGTGTTATTTTGGTTTGATATACTAATGGTCCCCAATTGTATACTTTAAACATTTTATTTTGTTCTAAAGTCAGCGGGTAGACCTAAGTGTGGACGACCATCATATTTATTATTTTCTCCTTGAGTTGCAAAATTATTATAATGAAGAAAAACTTGCCCACAATTATCTCCCTTAAATTCTTCTCGCCAATGTTCTAAAACACATCCAGAATAAACTAACATGTCTCCGGGTTCTAAATCTACTTTTAAACCTTTTGCATTACTTGATGTAGTAATTCCTTTTTGCCCTCCATCTAATTCAGCTATTCCTACATTTTCATCAGGACTTAAATAAATAGGCCAAGGATCTCCACCTAAATTTAATGTAGTAGATATTTCACAAGAAGGTCTATCTTTATGTCTTTTTAATACATCTCCTTTTTTATATATTCTTGCATAAGAATATGTAGGTATTAATTTTAGTTCTGTTTTTTTTTCCATTAAATTACCAAGTTGTAATAATAATGTTTCCATTACTATGTCACTATAATGTGAATAAGTATTAGGTACTTGTTTATCATTCCATACACCAAAATATTCAGTAAAAGGTGAAATATATTTAGAGTCAAAAAATGTTTGAGCTACATCTCTTTTTAGTAAAAAATATTTGTAGATAAATGCAGCTAATTCTTTAGATATAGCCTCTTTAATAATTATATATTTTTTTTCTTTAAACATTTTCTTTTAATATATTTTTAGGGTATGCTCTACAATTCCAGTGTATAAATCTGAAAGGATCAATTCCTCTATCTAATAAATAACTATGAGGCATATAAGAGGGAAAAAATATCATTGTTCCAGGTTTAATTTTACAATTAATTTTAGAAGTTGCTAATGTTATATTATTCTCATTTTTTTCTGGTAATAAATTCATTAAATTACCAGGTCTAGGATCATGAAAAATTGGTTTAGATGTTTTATCGCTACATTTTAAAAAGTAAAATCCAGAGATATGTCCATTCCAATGTGTGTGTATTTCATGGTGGCCACCTCCTTCTTTTGAAAACTCTTGTACCCATAGTTCTTCACAAAGCACTTTATATTGTTTTAAATCAAAACCCATACCATCTAATAAATTATAAGATGTGTTAGTTATGTATTCTTGCAAATAATTAAAATTAGGATCGGTTAACAATGATCCAGAATGATATACATCACCTATTTTATTTTCATTAATTTTATTTTTTTCTTTTATCGATTGTACATGTTTTTTAGAATGCTCTATGTGTTTATCTGAGAATTTATTTAAATCTTCAACAAACTCAGGAGCATCTGCTACAAACAATGGAAAAATAAAATGATTTTCTTGTGCCAAAGTTTCTGGATATTTTTTACTCATTATATAAAAGGCCTTCCTAAATTCCAAATTACTAGAGAATATCTAGTTCCAGATGTTACAGGTTTAACTCTATGCCAAAGGTGAGAGGGAAAAACAATTATACTTCCTTTTTTGTTTGCTTGTTCTACATTAATAGTTCTTGTAGGATCATCTAAATTTCTTAATTGAAATTGAAGTTCTCCACCTTCATATTCTGATTTATCAGTTAATTGACAAGTTACAGATAGCTTTCTAATTTTACCTTCATAATTTTTATTTTTATGATTTGTATAAGGATTATCCCAACTATCAGAATGCCAATCGTAATATTGATTAAGTTTATATTTAGTAAATTGACATGCTTCTGAAAAATCCCATTGAAAATTCCAACCTGCATTTCTATTTGCTATGTGTATGTAAGGTTGAATTTCTTTGTAAATCCATTTTTCGTCTAACCATACAATATTAGAATCCCTTTTTTGTTTTAAATCTAATATTTCGTTGTCAGTAAGTTTTTTATCTTTTTCGATTTTGTCATGAAATTTACCAGTAACTGCCAACTGATCAGTATGAGAGTTTCCAAATTTAATAATATCGTCACAAAGTTTATTACTTAATACTTGATCGAAAAACCAATAATAATGTTTTAAATTCATGCTTTTTCATTAATCTATATCTTTATAGAGAAAAAATCTACTATTACGATGTCCAAGTGCCAGCTTTTTTGTTTTTATATTGAGCTTGTAAACTCCAAATACCTGATGCACCTGCAATAGCATTTGGTTCTTTGACAATAACTATTCCGTCACCTCCTGGAAAAACTGAACCCATTCCACCGCCACCACCGTGGCCATCTAAACCTACTCTACCTTTATTACAAGAACTCGGATATTGTGTACCTCCGCCACCTCCGTCTCCGCCTGCGCTATAACTTGATGGTTGATTTGGTAAACCACCGCCACCGCCACCGAAGAAATGACCTGAGCCTTCATAATCACTTGGATAAGCTGGATAATATGGTTGTGGAAAAGTTCCAAAAATTGGTGAAGCATCTTTACCATCACCTCCTGGCATACTTGATCCAGGACTAGAATTAGAGCCAGTGCCGCATGCTCCACCACCGCCTCCTCCTCCGGACCATGTCGCTGCGTCTCCTCCAGATGTTCCACCACTATTACCTTCTGGTGGACTATAACCACCTGCATTACCACTTCCACCCGAACGATTTCCATAAGATCCGCCGGCACCTCCGCCAGATCCTCCTGGTCTTCCATTTGTGCCTGTTTGATTGTTTCCAGATGAACCACCGCCACCTGTTGCAGCGATAGGTGAAGGTGCAGCAAAATTACTTGCAGTTCCATCTGAACTTGTACAACAAGGCCAAGAAGGAACACCATTTCCACCAGATCCGACTGTTACTGGTATAGGACTGCTAGGAATAGGATGACTTGAAATAAGTCTTACTCCGCCCGCACCACCTCCGCCGGCCGAACCTCCTGCGCCGCCGCCAACTACAAGTAAATCTACTGATGTGCAACCAGAAGTTGTATATGTTCCAGGTGATGTAAAACTTGTATATTTTCCTACAGAAACTGAATTAACTGGTCCGATAATTCCACCATTCATATTAGCCATTTTGCCAATCCTCCTCTAATCCGTTTTCAACCCAAGTTAAAGAATTTGAATCCCAAATAAAATATCTTGGTGCTTTTGCACCAATCCATTCTTGAGTTGATTCTTTCCATTTATATATAAAAATTTCTGTATTTACATCAAAAGTTTTTGTGTTTGGTTTATCTACAGGAGCTTTCCACTCACCATTTTCATTTGGTGTCCATGATGCATGTGGTTTTATTCCTAAAAATCTATCATTTGAAGAATCATATGTTCCTTTAACAGAAGCAAAATTAACTCTAAATTCTTGTGTTTTTGATGTTTGTTTCCAATAAGTATCTGGATAAGTGCCTAATTCCTCTAAAATAAAAGGATCTTGTGGATGATTATTTGCTACCCAAGTTTCAGCTTCAGCAGATAAATTACCACCATTATTAACAACATCGTTATCATTTACAACAATTACTCTTAATACTTGATTATTATCAGTTCTAATCTCTGCAAAGTAAGCCATTATAAATCTACCTCATTCCATGTCGATGTATTTGAATTCCATTGATAATTTTGTCTTGGTAAAGGATCTGCATGTCTATATCTTAAAAATCTTTGATTATCTTCATCCCACCATTGTGAGAATTCTGGACTATCTCCAACAATAGGATTGTCTGGTGTTGGTCCTACTGGCGATTGCCATGTATCATCTTCTTGTAAAGTCCATGAAGGATAAGGTTGTATTTCTATAAATTTATCTTTTGAAGAATCATAAGTCATGCCTATTCCAGCATAAACATTTCTAGTTCCATCTTTAAAAGTTTCTACCCACGATACACCACCATCTGAATGAGGTGTTGAATCTATTAAAGAAGAATCACACACAATTACATTAATAACTTTATTTTCTGAATTTAATTCTGCAAAATAACTCATTATGATGACCAAACTCCTGTTTTCTTTTGTGTAAATTGTTCTTGCATAGTCCATACTCCTGAGGCTGTAACAGGTCTATTACCATTTTCTGATATAATAACAATTCCATCACTACTACATCCATATAAAGTTCCCATTCCACTATTAGCTCTACCAGTTCCACTTGTTGGACTACCAGCATCAATCCAAGCTGGATTATTTCCAAAACTTGAACAAGAAGGTGCTCCTTCTCCATTACCTCCTACAGCATACTGTAAAGTTGCAGGTACTGAAGCGGGACTAGCAATGTCTGATGAATAACCAGGTCCTGGTCCATATTGAGGATGTCCGCCAGGTGCTCCACCTGCGCCTCCATATCCGCCGCCACCTCCCGATGGTTCGCCCGGTCCGCCCGGTCCACCTGGATTTCCTTGTCCACATACAGAACCACCGCCAGATGTAGTATTATTAGGATGTCCATCTCCGCCACCTGATCCCGATCCGCCAGGTGCTCCTGTTTGTCCTCTAGCTTTACCTTGTCCACCACCGGTTGTTGAAATAGGTCCTAGTCCACCACCTGGTGCAATTGAAGAAGGTGATCCTTGTGAACCAGTTCCTCCACCACCTCCGATAGTTATTGCTCCTGTTGTTCCGCCAGGTGTTACAGGTGTTGCAAAATTACTTTCTGAAACTAATAATCCTCCAGCTCCAGTTCCACTATTTCCAATTCCAGTAGGATTTCTTCCACCACTTCCAGCTACAACTAAATAATCAATAGCATTTGTTGCTGGATGAAAAGTATGTCCACCTGGAGTTGTAGACGTAAAACTCGTAACATTTTTTTGTTGTACTGGATCGTTTGCCGGTCCTATTATTCCGCCATTTGCCATAGCCTATAAAACCTCCTAGTCTGAAATTACTTCATACGAAATCAAACACTCTAAGTCACTATTAGCAGATGCTGTACCTTTAATAATTTCTGTTTCTTCTAAATAAAAACCACTATTTTTATTTATAAGTTCTAAAGTTGCATCAGCGGGTACAGATATTGTGCTTGCAATAGCTCTATCATTAGATCCGTCATTATATTTAATTGTAACATCAGCAGCATTTGTACCATCAATGTTAGAAACTAATATAGAATTTATTTTAAAAACTGTATTTGCTGTCGCTGTAATTAAATTTGTTTCAGTCGTTGTTAAAGCAAATACATCTGTCTTACCGTTAATCGTTGCGACATTTACTATATTTGGGTTTGCCATATTTTCCTCCTAATTATCCAAATACAATGGCCATAGCAATTGCTTTACCAGTAGTTATACCAGCTGTTGAAAAGGATAATTGCCCTGAACCATTAGTTGTTAAAGCCTGACCATTTGAACCATCAGATGACGGTAATACAAAGTAGTTAGACGAACCAGTATTTGCTATACCAGTTACATTAATATCTCCAAGATCAGCCATCACATCAAACATTTTAGAACCTGTAGTGTAAAGTAAAGTCTTAACACCTTGTTTTAAAGCGACACCGTTTGCGGCATGTCCTGTGTTTCCAAATGTTAAAGTATATGATCCTGAAGTGTTATTAAATACTGTATATTTTGTTTCTACTGCATCAGTAAAAACATGAATGTTTGCACTTAGTGCACCAGTAAATTCTAAAACTGCATTATGAACTTGATCGTCTGTAGTTGAATCATCAGTATTAGAAGTTGAATTATTTGATGTTAAAGTTACGTTAGCACTACCTGCTACGTTGACAGCTTGATAACCTTTAATAGATGCATCTAATCTGTTAAAAACATAATTAGTTAAATTACCCCAGTTACCAGAATTTTCACCTGAAGCTTGTCTTTCTAATTTTAATCTCGATGTAAAACTTGATGGCATATTTTTTTATACTCCAATTATTTTATTTTGTATATTACTTATTTGTACATATTTGTACATCAAATATCTGTCCATGTAAAAGAATTATTTGAAGTTATTGGATCCCAAAATCTAAGATTTGTAGGAGTTATATTAGCTTGTAAACCATTTATTTCTAAGAAATTTTGTGAATTTGGTATAATAGAAGCTGAAGCGGTAGTTGCTTCTATACCTGTTATACTTAAATTTTGATCTATTTTTAATATTACAGAACTTACATTTGCGTTAGCACTTATTCCAGAAATTTGAATTATATTACCACTATCTATGTTTATAGTGCCCGATGATGTAGTTAAAGATTGACCATCTACTTCAAATAAATTTGCTGTTCCTGTTGTTATATTTCCTACATTTGCATTTAAATCAAAACCAGGAGTAACAATAGTTATTGCTCCTCCTGCGGCAATAGAAAATGTTCCTATAAAAGTATTAGCCTCTAAACCAGTAGGTTGAATTAATACGTCACCTCCAATACTAACAGAATTTAAAGATATAGTTAGCTCGTTACCATCTATTGTAATTATTGATGTTCCAGTTACATTAGATAAACTTCCAACATTTGCATTTGAAGATTGTCCAGTTATAGAATTAATAGAACCACTACCAACTAAAACAAAACCACCACCTACGTTCCAAGCTCCGGAGTTCCATTCTTCTCTACCCCAACCTTTTCCAACATCTATATCTGTTGTTACAGATTGACCTGTAATACCTATAAATTGATCTGGTGCTTGGTTCCAAGCAGCAGAATTCCAAGCTCCACGACCCCAACCAGCTCTTATTTCTGCATCTACTGTAATAGATCCTATTGCAGAATTAGCTTGTTGACCTGTAATATCTGTACTGATACCATTTTGTGCATTCCAAAAACCTCTATTCCAAGTTAATGATCCCCAAGAATTAAGAGTAATATTTATAGCACCACCCATTCCAGAGTGATTTGTACAATAATAATATAATGTAGTTGGGGTTGATGTGGTTACTTCAATTTCTGTATATGCACCAGCTTGTCCTGGCGTGCCATTTGTAGTTACACCTGTCGTGTATGCACTAGAGTTTCCACTATCTGTAGAAAATCTTAAAGGATGAGTTCCTCCAGTTCCATTAGAGGCATCAGATTGATCAAACCTAATACTTCCTCCAACACCTAAATAAGCTGTAGCCTGTTGGACTCCATCTAGAAAATATTTATTTGCACCACCGACATTTTGAACGGTTACAATTATTGTTCTAACCACTGCCATAAGGAATTACCTCCTTATGCTATTCTGATTAAACCAGCAGTAGAGTTCGCAGTAGGAAACTGTAATTCAAATGTTCCGTTTGTTGAAGTTTTAACTCCTCCAAAATCTAAAACTGCAATAGCAGAATTAGAGTTGTTTGCATTATACAATAGTGCAGCTTGAGCAGAAATAGTTGCATTAGAAAACGAAACATTATCAGCATCAAAAATTGCTGTTGTTCCGTCAGTCGAAATTGCAACATTCGTTAATGTAGCTCCGCCTGCAGTATAATTTGTTCCACTAGATGAAACTTCATTTGCTGTAGCATAAGCAGTTGTTGTTGCATTTAATGTTGCAGTGTTATCGTATAAAGCACACTTTAGTGTTTGAGCAGCTAAATTTCCACCAGGATTCATTAAATCTTGTTTAAATACTGTGCAAATTGCTTGTGTTATTGCCATATTATTGTCCTCCAGTTAAAGTGTTTTCGCCTAGCGGACTTCCAGGAAACTTGTAGTCTGTTCTTCTTCTTCTACGAGCTTCATTATTAATGGCAGTCACACTTTCGACATACTTTTGTTTGTATATATTATAGTCTTCCATGTTCTTTGTAAAGAGATTTGCCTCAGAAAGACAACCATATAATAAAGCATCGGAAGCATTTTGAGTATACCAATTAGTAGTATTAGTATTAGATAATGGATTAATTTTACCTTGATATCCTATTTTTATATCATAATTTTGATCTGGTGTAGGAGCTACATATAATCTTTCGTCATCAAAATTAGTAAAATATTTAGGTTCTCCTTGTAAAGAATTGTCTGGCCAATATTCTTTTATAAATTCTAAAGTTTTTAATTCTAAATATTTAGTGTTTGAACTGACTACTATTTCTACATAATTAAATAACATTGGTTCTACTGCAGTAGGAAGATTTACAAATCTATCACCTTGTATCATAGTAGAATTAACATTTTCATTAAAGCCTACAGGGTCTATTTCTCTAGATAATTTTTGTTGAGTGTTATCTATAAAGGTATCTAATTGATTAGTAAAATCTGTTCCAGTATTTTCAGCCCATGTTTGAATATCAGTCTTTAGGCTTGTGTAAGTCATTGTCATTTTTAATTACCTTATCAACTTTAAATTTTGTCCATACGTGTCCTGCAAATGGATATGTTCCATAATGCGTTAAAGGAGTATTAACATCTGCAAATATTTTTCCACCTATTTTTTGCCATAATCTGCAAAAAGCATAATCCTCTGATAAATATCTATTACTTTTTTCATCAATAATACAGTCAAAAAATGCATAACAATTTTCGCTAGAAAACCTTTCATTATTTATTATTTGATCGCTAGTATATTTAAGATTAGGATAGGCTTCTTTCATTTTATAAAAAACCTCCTTTTTTATACACATAAAACCTGTAGCTGCATCTAATACTTCAACAAAGCCATTTTTTACAGTTATGCTCTTAGGATCCGCAAAATTTAAATTATAACCTAATAATTTTTGTTCTATATTATCTAAATCTTTTTTATCAGCATAACCTTTTATTGCGTTCCAATCAATAGATTTTCTAGGATAAATTCCACAAGATATATCATGATCAGAAGTTAATAATCTTTCTACTGCTTCTCCAGTAAAACCTATATCACTATCTATAAACATTAAATGTGTAAATTTATCTTTATCTTTTTCACAAAAATCTAAAAATTGAGTTACAAGTGTATTTCTTGCTCTAGTTATTAAACTTTCATTACCCATTGTATTAACATGGCATTGAAATTTATTTTTACTTGCTATGGTAATTGTATTTAATAATCCGTGTAAATAACCTTCGCTTAGTTGACCGCCATAACAAGGTGTTGCGATCATAACACCTAAAGTTTTTTTATTTGTCATTATGTGACTACTGTAACATTTCCTAACGCAGTTGATAACAAATTTGTGCTTGCTTGTGCTATTCCACTAGCAGGTATGTATCCGGCATTCGGTGGAAATATAGTTTCTATTTGATCTGGCACACCTCCTGTAACAGATACATTAGCTTGAGGTCTTGCATTTTCTAGAGCTTCCGCATCAGTAAAATACATTAAATCTAATTGTGGTTGTTTTTGTTCAAATTCTGAATTATGTACAAAACTACCATTCCACTCAAAAACCATTTCTCCATAAGGAAAAGCTAATCCACTTCGATCAGATATAGCTTTCGAAAATCTACCACCAGCAAATTTATTATGTGGTGACCTATGAGGTCGTCTTCCTCTATCTGCTAGTTTATTAGACATTAACTATAAAACCTATTAGTTGTAGCTGGTAAAATTCTAGTTGAAGGTGTATCATCACCTGCAATTAATCTTTCATATGCTTGTTCATAATCTAATTTTAATTCAGCTCTTTGAGGTTGTTGTATATTAACTCTTTTTTTCGAAAGATAATAAGCAAGTCCCGCACACATACATTCAAAAGCTCTAAAAGGAACATCAGTATTTTGTTCTACACCAGAAACTGTTGAAGCTGTTATATCCATAATTTTTCTCATTCTATAATATCTTAAAGTATAAGCTTGATCTGGTGCTGGATAAATTTTTATTATTGGAGTATTTAATCTTTGTAAATAAAATTGAGTTGGTCTTGACTGTAAAGTTTTATTAGAAATGGCTGCATAATCATTTAGACCTAATCTAGTCATAGAATATTCCGTGCCATCACTATCTACAACATTTGCATTTATAATATCTACTAAATCATAATCTAAAGTATATTCAGTAGAACCTTGTGATACCGATAAATCTTTTAATTCAACAGTCCATTGATTGTAACCTCTATTTGCCCAATCACTAAACATAATATTTAAACTTCGTCTAGCTGAACGAACATCATACCCTAAAATAGGATCACCACCTATTCTATCATATGCTTCTTGTATAACGTCTGTTACAGTTAAATTAAAAGTTGCAGTATTTGATGTAGCCATTTTTTATCCATGAAATGCAGTTAATCCTGCAACATTAGTTAATGTGGCTTGTAAATTGCTACTAAATTTTACACCGTCAGATGGTAAACCAATATTTACTGGTCCTCCAGCAGCACTCGCTGCAGTTGCAACTGTAAATTTGCTTGTTCCGCCATCTGCAAAAACTACAGAACCTGAACTAGCTGTTGGTGTAATAATAAAAGCTTTTAATCTTGTTGCACCACCAAATAATTCTTGAATTCCAGAAGTGTTACTTGTGAAAGCTACCTGTAAATCTGTTGCCATATTATTCTCCTATATTAAGTTTTGTTTTTTTAAAGTATCATATAGTAACGCAACTCTATCTGTTTGGCTACTAGGTTTTGTAATTAAAAATGGACTTACAAAATCTTTTGCTACTAATCTAGAAAAATCAGGTCCTTCAGCTATATCAATGGTTGTTTTGCTAAAAGGATCTACAGCTTTTCCTAATGGTTTATCGCTAAATGTTTCTAATACTTTTTCAATATCTGCTAATTTTTCATTTAAAGATTTTTCTTTTTCTTCTTTATTTTTTTCATCTTTTTCTGCTTCTTCTTTTCTTAAAACATCTAAAATAGTTTCAGTTGTTGAAGTATCTTCTGTTTTACCTAAATCTATTTGTTCTTTAGTAGGATCATAATCTTCTTGTGCTTCAAATACTTTTACTGTTTTATCAACAATAGGATCATCTTTTTCTTTGTCTTTTTCTTTGTCTTTTTCACCTTTTACAAATTCTAAAAAAGCTTTTCCTTTTTTTCTTAAATTTTCAAATGCCATATTAGCCTCATATTAAAGTGGGCCCTAAGGCCCACAATTAAATTATGCAATTGTAAATGTTCTTTGTAAAGAATTATCTTGTGAATATGCAACAGTAGTTGTAATAGCACCTGTTGTGCCATCACCATCTGTTCCAGTAAATACACCTACAATTTTCGTATCAGAAGCTCCTACGTTTGCCATTAAACCTAAAGCAGCAGAAGATTGTGTTGATCTGCCTAAAGCTTTAGCATTGGCTGCAGCAGTAAATGCTGTAGCATTCGAAGTTGTTCCAACAGAAAATGTAGCTGCATTCGTATCATTCGATAC